GCGTTGCGCGGCCGACCAACGTGACCGGGATATCGATACCGAGGGAGATATCGAGCTGTCCCAAGGGCGCGTTGGGGAGCGGCTTGTTGTGCACCACTTCGCCGGCGACGTACGCGATCGCATCGGTGCCGATTCGACCATCGAGAAAATAGACGCGCGCGCCGGCGGCGTGAGGCCATGCGACCGTGTCGACGCAGCCGCGCGCGATGGTGCAGACGCCGGTCGAGGTGTTGAGCGCCGTCACGTTCACAATCTCGGAATTGTTCCCGTCGACGATGTAGGCCGCGATCGGCAATGTCGGGATCGAGCCGATGACATCGATCATCGTGTTGAGCGTCATCGCCGTCGCAAAATCGGTGATGTTGGCGGCGAGCAAGCCGGTCGGCGCGAAAGTGTCGGTCGAGTGCTGCACGTACTGCGCGCCGCCGACCTCGGTGTTGAGCGCATAGTTTTGGCACAGCGAATCGGGCCGCGCGACCAGGACGCCATCGTAAGCGCCAGGCGAGGATAGAGCCTCGGCGATCGCGGATCCGGCCATCTTGTACAGCGAGCGAAAATCGAGCTCGTACGCATTGAAAAATACCGGCGCGACCGGGTTATTGTTCGGTGGCGCCCATCCGGAGAGCTGCGGCGCGACGTAGGTGTCGGCCGGCATTGAGTACACATCCTCGGCGATGGTGAGGGAGATCTTCCCGTCGACGAGCGTCCCGGTGTCGATCTCGCCAACGCGGAACACCACGGAATTAAGGCCGATCGCCGGCATGTTCAAAACGAACAAACCGCCCGGCACCAGCAGATAGGCGCTGCGCTTGAATTTTGCCTGCATTCGCTTCAACGGCACGGTCGAGCCCATGAGCTCTCGCTGACACACTCGAGCGGCGAGGTCCGCCGTCGCGATGCCGGTGAATTCCTTGGTGTCGGGAATGACGACGCCCTGGCTTTGGATCGAGCCCAAGGCCTGCAGCGAGACCGACTGCGTTTGCTTCGCCAATGGATCGTAGTACTTGATCCACATTTCATTGACGGCGCCGGTCAAGGTCGAGTCCGACTTCTCGGTGATCTCGATCACATCCGCCGCGGTGAACACGGGCAGCGTCGACACATCGTATCCGCCGCGGATCAGCGTGAACTGAAAAAGGCCGGTGATCGGCGAGGTAACGAGCACGCCGGCGGTGTAGTCCATGATCTTTTGCAGGAAACTCTCGATCGTGTCCTGGCGGTTCCACAGCAGGCAGAGGCCGAAACCTTCATTGAAAAGCTCGAGCGCGGTCGCCGTAAAAACCGTGTTGTCGATCGCCGAGGCCGGATACCCCATGCCCCAATCCGGATTTGTGAGCACCTCGTACACGATATGCGCCGGGTTCATGCCGATGACGCCGCTCGAGAGCGTGATCGCGGCCTTCGTCGGATTCCATGGCGAATCCTGAAACCAGCCCTTGATCGCGCGGCGGAACCGAAAGCTCCAGGGTTTCGGATACGGGTTGTTACATCCGACCTGGCCGCCCTCGAACACGACGCCCAAGAATCCGCGATACCCCGGCTGCGGATCTCCCTGCTGCGCACGCAGGTAAGCGTTTGCGCCCTGCGTCGGCTCGCCCATCATGATATCGGCCACGCCGGTGATCCCGCCTTCCTTCAAGGATCCGCCGAAAAGATTCGGGCTATTGATCGTGATCTGCCCGCTGACCGTTTGGGATCCGCTCCACGCGGTGCGATCGCCGGCGCGGATCTCGAGGAACTCATCGACGGGCCCGTGCGCGAGACCAAAGTGCAGCCCCAGCGTGTAGACATATACGAGCGGTTGCTGACTTTTACCGCCCATCGGCGCACCTCAGCCGCGCGAGGCGCGCCAAATTCAAAGCGTAGTGATCGCCCGTCGCCTCGAACTGCTCAACGGGAAGGCCTTCGCGCAGGAACTTCGACAGATCGAATCCGTGCGCTTTGAACCAGACGCGCATACCGGAGCCGCAATACGCGGCCTTGCGGATATCGATGATGGTGACGCGGACCTCAGGCATTGCTGAACGTCGCAGGGCCCGACGGCGGTCCATTGTTGCCATTGGATCCTAAGTCCCCGTACCAGAGGATGTTCGAATCATCGACCCATACCTCGCCGAAGGCTACGGAGATCGGCTTGCCGACCTCGATGGTGGGGACCGACACATCGGAAAGCGTGTCCGGTGGCGGCGTCTTTGGCTTCGGCGTGAGCGCATAGGAGAGGATGGCGGCGATAACCAAAACGGCGAGCTGGATCCACATCTGATTTTTCTCCTTTAGTAAATCGGGTTGCCGGTGAGCGGATTCACGGTCGGTATGTAAGGCTGGCCGCCATAGTTGAGCACGTTGCCGACGGCAGGATCCCCGCCCGGCGGATTCATGGCGATGCAGTTTCGCGTCGTATGATCGCACCCTGGGTAAACGGTGAGCGCCAGGCCCGCGACCAGGTCCGGAGATCCATAGGCGATGGTGAGCACGTCGCCGGCGATCGAGTCGATCGAGCGGCGCTCGAGATACCCCTTGCCAGAATCCCACTCGATATAACCGCCTGGCCATTGCTGCCCGGTTGGCAGCGCCGTGCCGATGCCGCTGATCGTGAGCGCCGTATTGGCGATGCTGGTGATCGCGCTCGCGATGCCGAAATCGCCGGGATTTAGCGTACAGCTGCCCGGCGCGTAGAGCACATGCGCGCAGTTCAATTGGAAGCGCCGGCGAAGCCCGACAGCCTTGACGCCGGTATAGGCCGGCTCACAGCTCATTGTGATAGTGGCGCCGGCCTGAGACTGCGACATGACGCGCCCGACGAACACGACGAAGCCCTGCAGGTCGGGGTCCGTGGCGTGGATCATCGTAATGGTGAGCATGAAATCCCCGCTCGGCGGGAAATTCTGCAGCACGCTCACCACATCGGCATTTAAGGGCACCTTGACTGCGAGCGTCTTTTTCCGAATCTCATTGCCTTGATTGACCGAGCCCGCCGAGATCGCCAGCGGCGTGTATTCGTTCGAGGCAAAGGTGAGCGCGGCATCGGATGAGGTATAGCGCCAGTGCGCGGTGCCGACGAAGAAATCGAACAGGAGAACCGGGGATCCCTGATCGGCCGAGAGCTCGTATGTCGCGAAAGTCATATACCGCTGCTCATATAGGATCGTTCACGGCGACGAACGGGGTCGAGGAAACGGCGATCCCCTCGATGCCGGTCAGGTGCTCGATCGTGATCTCATCGCCGGCGAGCGTCGATAGCGCCATGAATGAGATCCGGCGCACGCTCGAGAGCGGCACATCGACCCCGAGAGAGGTGTCGATCGAGACGACCTCGGTCGTCGGCGAGTCGAGCACGGCGCCGGTGATGCGCCGATAGAAGATCGTCCCGGTGACAAGCTCGATCCGGATGTCGCGCCGGTTTTGCGTGGCCGCAAATAGCGCGATGCCGGAATTCTCGCATTCCAGATTGGTGTCGCCGGCGTGCACCATTGAGGCGAGCTGCAGATCCTCCTCGTAGCTTGGGACCCAGATCTGCCCCTGCGCACCTTTGAGCAGGTACATCAAAGATCGAAACGCCGCGCGCGCGGCTTTGCCTTTCAAAAACCAATTATGGGAGTTGCCGGGGAAACTCATCAGCGCCGTGTCGATGACGGTGAGCGCGCCGGTGTCGTTATCGATCAGGAACGTGTCTCGATCGTAGGAGCCTTCCGAGGTCTCATCGGTGTCGGGCGAATCCTCGAGCACGTTGACGCCGCGATACTGCGGTAAGCCGGTCGCGACCGGCCAGTCGCACGGCTCATCGACTTGGAAATTAGGCTGCAGCGTCGCATAGGCGCCATTATCCCGCGTGATCCGCGTCGTCGTTAACAGCCGCGCCGAGCGTATCGGGTAGAGCTTCGATCCGCTCGACCAGGATCCGACGACCTCGCGCGAGAGATTTAACTGCGTGCTCGTAAAGTCCGTGATCTGCAGCACCTCGTAAGTGCTGGCATTCAATAGCAGGATCGCAAGGCCGCCCTCGACAAAGTCTCGATCGACGGTGTCGCACAGCACGGTCATATCCCCAGGCCCGACCGGCGTCATCAGGTATTGCCCGTCGGGAAAGATCGGCAGCGCCCAGATCAGCGCGCCCCAGGCCGAGAGCTGATTCTCGACGAACTGCTTTTCGAGCTTGGTCATCGGCGCGGAAAAGGTGAAATTGCGCCGGGGGTGGATCCGAAGCGCCCGGCGCTGCGTGCTCCCGTCCCAGGCGCGCAGCGTATCGGTTTTGAAGGCCATCTTCTCAGAGACGCCATCGGCCCAGTCCGGCGTCAAGGCCCAGGCCGTGATGCGCTCTCCTGAGATCGCGAGCGTCACCTCCTCCGCATCGGCGAACAGGAATACAAAGCTCGCATCGATGGTCGGCGGCCCTTCCGATAGGACGGTGAGCGTGTAGTTGAGCTGCTGGTTGGGCAGGTAGGCGAGCGGCGGATCCGGCTGACCGGTGAGGGTTAAGCCCGTGGCGTCGACCGGCGTGATCGAATCCAAAGTTTGCGTCGTGTCGAGCCAGGCATTCCAGATGCCGATCGTAAAGAGCTCATCGCTGACGACGCTGCCTAAGCTTAGCTGCGCGGGGAGCACGTGGATCCGGAAATACCAGTCGGTCAACGCAAACGAATCGGCGAGCACCGAGTCGGCCACTGTATGGCTATAGACATCGATCGGGAGTGAAAATCCGGACGCGCTCGAGGCGAGCTCGAGGGAGCTTAATATCGCCGCGGTCTGCGGCAGCGCATTTGCCACGCGATCAAAGATCGGATCATTGACTCCCGCGGTGAGCGGGAAAATCACCTCGGCGGCGAGTGTGGCCGTCGTCACCGTGTTACGCCGACTTTAGGAACGCAACGGCGTACGGGCCGCTCGAGGCCGGCGCGCCGCCGGTGTTCACGGGGTTCGATTTTTGGATCATCGGGAAGATTTTCCACGTGTCCCCGCCGATCGTCTGCTCGTCCTTCGGCGTAATGTTGGTGATGTTGCAGAAGCGGAAATCCGGGATATCCCCGACGTACGAGTAGATGTTGCCGACGGCGCGCTCGACCCAAATCGGGCAGGTAAAAAACGGCGCCAGCGCGTTGAAGGTATTCGGCGATCGCAGGATCGAGTCGTACTGGCTGCCGAAATTCGAGCCGAGCGCAAGATTCGCCCGCCGCGGCGTGGTCTCCCCGTCGATGCTGCCGAACCATTGCAGCGTGCCGTCGACCGTCACGCCGATCCGGGTCATGTTCGCATCATTGTGAAAGGGCAGCTGCGCGCCGGCGCTGACGCCTGAATCCCAAAAACTTTGGTTTGCGCCGCCGTAAGGCCACAGCGACACGGCGACATAGGTCGCAGGGCTCGCCCCGCCCACCGCATTGAGCGTGCCGACAAAGAGGTCGGCGAAAAGGTTCGTCTGAATCTCGAGCATGATATGCAGGTACGGGCTCGAGGTCGTTTTCGCAAAGAAATGGTAGTCCGAGTACGGGCCCGCGGTGAGCACGGCCATCTGGCAATTCGGCGATTGATTGGTGAGCGTTGTGCTAGAGGCGACGGCCGTCCCGCCGCAGCAATCGATCTTGTACTGCGAGGCGCCGGCGGCCATGTTGGCGTAGAGCTGGATATAGGAGCCGACCGAGTTGTGCATCTGCAGGATCCAGTCGACGCCGCCGACGCCGGCGGCCGCGCTTTGATCGACCGTCCAGCCGGCGGTCGCGGCGAAGGTCGCGAGATCCTTGAGCAGATCTACCAAACTTGACGGCGATCCCGTTGCGTACATTTTCCCGTTCCTCCTTTAAGCGAATTTCACGGCGCAAAAGTTATCGAGCGCGGTGCGAAAAGTATCTTGAAATACTAGCCAGCTGTCGGATCCGATGGTGAGCGCGTTCTCGCTGGCGTTGGAGAAGCCCGTCACCATGCCGACGCCGTCGAACTCGCCGAGCACATTGTTGACCGGGGTATTGTCATTGAAGCGCGCAGGGAACACGGTGTAAGTGCCATCGAGATTCGCCGCCATGAATGAGCCGCGCTGGCCGCGCGTGATGTTCGTAATCCACGGCCAAATGACGTTTTGGCTTTGCTGCGAGGCGCCGTTCCAATTGCTCAAGGCCTGCCAGCTCGAATCCGGGTGACAGTAGTAAACGCCTTCCGGATCGAAAAACGCGCGATGGTTGCCGCTCGCATCGGAGAAACGAAGATTCGCATTGGCGCCGCCGCCGAGCGGGCTAAATCCGCTGCCTCCGATCAACAGCGGGTAGGGGTATTGCGACGGCGTCCCGTAGGGGAGAAATTTCCCGATGTACATCGACTCATACACGGTCGAGATCTTCGCGATGACGATCGCGCGCTGACCATTCGCTATAAACCAGTAGGTGATCGGCTGATCCCATAGGTAGACGTAAGCGTCCGGCGAGGTGTTCGGCTGGTGAAACCAATCGGAGCCGGAGAGGAAGCCCGCGGCGCCGCGCAAGCGCCAATTGAAAATGTTGGCCGAGATATTTTGATAGGCCTGCAGCTGCATATAGATCGACTCGGTCGTCGAGAGGCCCGGCGCTTTTAAGTAGGTTTCAAACTCGACAGTGTTGGTCTGCGTGTTGTCGACCACGTTGTACGGCGTCGAGTTGGTTTTAAGCTCGGTCCAGTTTTGCCCCGCGGCGACGAGCGCCGAGTCGGTCGTGACAAAGGCCCGAAATTTAGCGAGCAGATCGAGGTAATCGGTCGCGGTGCCAGTGGTTGCGCTCATGATCCTAAATCGCTCCTGACCCGCGAGGGGTTTCTCGAAATGACGTTGAGTACCGAGGTCTCGCCGGCGGCCGTCGCCAGGTGATCGCCGAGCAAGCTCGGATCGAGCACGTTGACGATTTTGTGCGTGCCGCCTCCGGAGTTGCCGCCGACCTGGCCGCCGGCGGCGAATGCTGGGACGCGCGTCGGACCGTTCACGCCCTTGAGCGATCCGTTATTAATCGCCGCCAGGATCGGCAGCACGCCAGGCTGCGCGGTCGATTTTGCATTAACGACGAACTCGCCATCCGAGAGCCTGGCCGGGATCGAGTCGCTTGTGCCCGTGCCGGGCCCGCGGATATGGCCGCCGCTCGCAAAGCCTGGCGAGGAGACCTGGCCGCCTCCGGAGAATAGCCCCGCGCCAAAGATCGACTTTAAGGCCTGCGTCTCTAAGGCTTTGATCGCGATCTGCTCGAGGGTCTGCAGCATCGCGAGACCCATGTCGGTGAAGGATTGCTTCAGCGTCTTGGTGCCGGAGACCGCATCGGTCAGGAATTTATTGATGCCGGCGCCGGCGGCGCTCTCGAGACCCTGATTCAGTTGCGCCCAGGATTGGCCGACCTGGTCGGTCGAGGCCTTCAGCTGATCGATTTTCTGCTTGTACGCCTCGGCCTTTTGAATGTCCTCGGCATTGCCCGTCGCTTTGGCAAGATTGAGCATCGCCGCGGCGTTCGCCTGCAGCGCCGGGAGCGCCGCCTTTTGCGCGTCGATCGTTTCCTTCGCGGCCTGAATCGAGAACAGCTGACCGGTCTGTACCTGTAGCTGGAATTGCTTTTCCTGGTTGGTGAGCGCCGCGAGATCCGCCTCGGCCTTCGCGCTGGTCGCGTCGAAATCGATCTTTGCATTGCCCTGCGAGGCGACGGTCGCGATCGCCGGCGCGCGCTGCGCATCGGGCACGCCGGATTTTTTCAGTTGCGCATCAAGATCGGCCAGGTCGATGCCGAGTTTCATTTTCGCCGCATCGGTCTTTTTCCCGGCGATCTCGAGCAGCTTCTCCTCGGATTTAAGCGTGTCGTCGTAGAGCTTGCGCTGCGCGGCGGCTTGCTCCTCGGTGTTGGCCGAGAGCTCGGCGGTGCGCTTTAACTGCTCGAGCGCGATCTGATTGTCGAAGGATTCGAGCTGCTTTTTCTTGTTGATCTCCCCCGCCACATCATTGATGTCGACCGGCGAGGCCGCGGCGGCCGCCCGCTTCGCGCGCAGCGTGGCGATCTCCTTGTCGGCTTCCGCGTTGGTCAGTGCCGCGCGCCTGGCGTAGTACTCGGTCAGGGAGATCTGACCTTGATCGTAAGCGGCTTTGTCGGTCTCCTTCACCAGCGCCGCGTGCGCGTTGTAGAGCTTCAGCTCGTTATCGAGGCGCGCCTCGAGCAGCGCCAGGCGCGCCTTTGCGAGCGCCTCGGCCGCCGCACCCTCGCCGCCGCCGCCGGTGGTGGCCGCCTCTTTTTGCTTCTCCGGAGGCGGCAGCTTCGCGTTTTGCCGATCGTCCGCCTCCTTGTTGCGCCGATCGTTCTCCGCCTGCACCTCGGCGATCGCCGCGGCCGACTGCTGCGCCAGGCGCTTCACCTCGGCCGGATCGAGTATGTTTTTCGCCTGATCTTTGAGCGTGGTGAAAAAGATCTGCGTCTTGACGATGAGCGCCGCGACATTGTTCCCGGTGTGCTCGAGCGCGTTCACGACGGCGCGAAACACATCCCCGACCAGCTCGCCGGCGCGCTTCAATCCGCTCATGCCGTCGGAGTTGGTTGCGCGGCCGAGCTCATCGACAGCGGCCTGCAGGCCGGGGACTAAGCCGGTGAGAAACTGCGTCGCCAGGCCCTTGACCGTGTCGCCCAAATTTCGAAAGCTCTCATTCGCCGCCTTGAGCGAGTCGATCGCATCGGCATCGAGGAAAATCCCGATGTCCTTCAAATGCTGGATGAAGGGCTCGAATCCTTCCTTTCCGACATTTACCAGCGTTTGATCGAGCTCGACGCCCGCGCGGCCGAACAGCGCGACCTCATCGCGCGCGCGCCTGGCCGGATCCGTGATCGCGGAGAGCTTCGCGGCGACGAGCTGCAGCTGCTCATCGGGTTTGAGCTTCGAGAAATCCTTGATCGATATGCCGAGGTCCGATAGCGCGCCGGCGGAGAGCTTCGAGCCGATCTCGGCCTTGCCGACGGCGACGGTAAATTTCGCGAGCCCCGCGTTGACCACTTCCTGCGCGACGCCGGTCTCGCGCGCCGCGCGCTGCATTCCTTGGATCGCATCGGTCGAGAGGCCCGTCTGTTTCGACAGGCGCGTCAAGGCCTCGGAGCCCTCGAGCGTGGATTTGAAAAACTCGGTGAATTTCTCCGCGACCAGCGTGATCCCGATCCCGCCGATCAGCGTTTTGCCGACCTCCTTGAGCTGATTGTTGAGCTCTTTCATCGCCTCGCCGGTCTCGGCGCCGGCTTTTTTGCCCTCGCTCGCCATCTTCTGAAACGCAGCGATTACCTCGGCCTGGCCCTCAGCCGAGAGTCGTACACGCACATCGCGATTATTCGACACGAATCACGACCTCGCGAAGTATCGGCGGCGGCGGCGGCGGTTCGGATTTCTTGCCGCCGTGAGGGGCGATCGATGCCCACATAGACAGCTCGTGTCGGTAGGCGGCGCGCGCTGCCTCGATCATCATGGCTCGATAGGCGATCAATGCCTCGCGGATCGGCCAGGTGAGCACGGCCGCATAGGCGGCGAGCTCATAGTGAGCGAGCTCGCGGACCATCAGGCGCCATTCGCCGAAACGCGCATCTAGTTCACCGTCGGGGGTTGGTCGGGGTTTGCGCCGCTCTTGAGCTGCTCCGCGGCCGCGCTGCTCTCTTGGAGCAACGTCGAATAGCTCGGAAAAGTCCGAACGGAGAGCAGCCCTTGCGCGAAAAAATTAGAGACCAGCGTCGTGATCTGCGATTTGATCGCCGACTTATCCGCCTCGGTGTGCAGGCGTTTGAAAAGCGCCGCGTTTTTCGCCATCAGCTCCGGAGTCCATTCGAGCGGATCGATCGCGATCGGCACCAGCACGCAGGCGAGGATATCGAACACGGCGCCGGAGCTCATGAGCGTGCGGTACACGCGCAGCGCCAGGCCCTCCGCCGTCTCGCCATGGTGCAGGGTCACATCGGCCAGGCCGCAGCCCTGCAGCAGATTGAGGAGCGTGACATCCCACTCGATGGTTGAGCTCGAAATGACCCGATATTCCAGGCCGCCTAATTTGAGCATTGGACCCTCCTCGTTATATCGAAAAAGGGCCGACCGATCGCTCGGCCGGCCCCCGCGCTGTTGCCCTTCGCCGGGCCGGCTTTAGCTGGTTTGAATGAGGTGGCCGATCGGCTCGCTCGGATGATTGACCGGATCGGCGATCACCATGCCCTCGAGCTCCCAATTGCCGAAATCATCCGCGATCCAGCCCTGGGATCCGGACGGCGTGAACTGCACATGCCAATACTCGCCTTCCCAATTCGGGCCCTTGATGTTGTCGGGGATGTAGTGCACATACCCGTCGACGGTACCGACCGCCGAGAGATTCACAGCCGGATAGCTGTAGGCCCCATACACATAGTCCGCGGTGAGCGCAGCGCCCGGCGTGACCGTGACCGAGGTCGGCATGATGAAGATCCGGCCGCGAACGAGGTCCGCCGTGTAGTCGGTACCGAGCACCAGGGAGGTCGAGCCGATTTTGATGTCGGTCAAGGTGGTGATGTTTCGATGCGCGAGCGCGTAATAACGACCCAAGATCGCGCCGCCGGCGGGGGTGAAGGCCTCCGCGGCGATCGTGGCGCCGGCGCCGGAGATCGTCTCGACGACGCCGTTTAAGGCATTGGCGAGATTGTCCGGCGTGAATTCATCGCCGGTGATCTTGATGGTTGTGGTCTGACGGGTCACGCCGCGCTGGTAGAGCACGGAGGCCTGATCCATCGACTCGTATTTCTCTTTCGTCTCGACCTTGGTCTCGACGGCGAGCGCGGTCACGTTGCCTAGGTGCATTTCACCTTGGCGCTGTGTCGTGTTGGTGACGAAGCGGTCGAAGTAGACCACGCCGCGGCCGAGCAATACGTTGGCGGGATCCGGCGCGACGCGCGGATTAACGGTAACAGTGGTCATTTGAAATCATCCTCCTGAAAAAGTGTGGCGCCGGAAAATCGTCATTGCGTCCGCGTCGGGTCATTCTTGATAGTCGAGTACTCGACGCGGAAATCGATCTGCAAAAGTGTAAAGGCCTGATCCTCGGCGGCGTATTGCCACTCGAGCTGCGATTCATAGCAATCTTCAGCGAGGCCGCCGAAAGGTGCCGTCGGCCCCTGGTAAGGGGCGGCGATCTGCTGCACGCACCAGCAATAAATCGGATCCATGGCGGCGCGCGATTTTAAGACATCGGTCTCGGCGATCCGGATCTCGACGCGAAGCGTTAGCGCCTTTTTTACAAAGTAGGCCCATCGCCCCTCCTTTTCCGTCTCGCCCTGCTCGCGATTTTCAAACACCAGAATCGAGGGCAGCTCGCCCGGCGTGTAGCCCTCGAGGCGCGTGTCATCCGCCGCCGGCACGCCCGCCGGCGTGTTGGTATTGAGCTGCGAGATCGCCGCGTCGACGATTCGAGAGCGGACCGAGCTCACTTGACGAGCTCGCAAATTAAATGGGTCAGCGCGCCGTCGCCTTGCTGCTGCGAGTCGCGGATCCGCATCGCCTTGCCATCGACTGTCACGGCGGTCCGATTCGGCAGGCTCGCGGGGAGTTTGGAGGTTTGCACGGTCACGATGATATCGGTCCCCGACACGCCGCTGATCCCTTGCGAGACCAGTACATCCTTGCCGACATAGTCGACGATGCCGGGGATCGGATTCTCAGCCGCGCCGGCGAGCACCACGGCGACGCCGAAATCCGCTCCGAGGAGAAACGGAATATCAGCGTCGCCGTAGAAGCCCGTCAACATCGATCGACTACGGAACCCAAGCCAGAAGCGCGAGGGAGGTCTTATAGCTCGGCGTGGATCCGGATCCCGCGGCGATGGTTGCCACGACGCGGATATCGGATCCGGTGACGGCGCCCGAATCGAAAGGGATCGTCTGGCGGAACGCCGTCCCGGTGCTGGCGGCCGCGACAGCGGCGCCGACATTCGTCCAGGTCGCGGTGCCGTGCGGCGAGCTTTGAACCTGCAGCGAGACACTCGAGCCGGTGCCCGCGGTGTCGCCGTCCATGTTGACCACGACCGCGGCGTCGCCCTTCACGCCGGCCGGCAGTGTTGCCGTGCCCGATGTAAAGGTCGCCGTCTCGGTGGTGGCCGTGAGAAGCGTCAAAACAATGGCGCGCACCAGCGCGTCGGTATATTGCAGTCCCATCTA